TCAGTGAAGCAATGACGGTTGGCTTTCATTATGCGTAAACACAGTAACTTTATTAACCACACCTGGAGCAACAATCACGCCTGCTACGGATTCATGCGTCTTAAACGTACAGCTGCAATTAATGTTCTGGCACTGGTGATAACGTTCTTTCGTCTCGCGCGATATGTAGCGGCTGCTTTTAGCGTGAGCAGAGGTCTGGCAAAGCGGACAATGCATCATTAAAGTGATCTCCCTGTAATGTCCTGCTTTAATACAGCATGATTCCAAAAAGAGCAACAAAATTCACTTATTGTGAATAATCTTTTTCTGAATCTACGTCGTATTCCACATCAGACAGCAGCACCTCAAAATCCAGCGTGGTGGTGTAGCCGCTCCCGTTCAGACTGTGCGTGACCTTGCTGATAAGCCACGGCTGTGCATCGATCACCGATTTAAAGCCGCTCACCCTGACCGGCGTCTCCGGGAACACATCCGCCCGGCCCGTTGCCAGCGTCAGCGAAAACTCGGCAACGCCGCGTTGCAGCTTCTCCCACTTGGCTTTCGCTGCACTCATCGCGGCCTTTTGAGTGGCGTAGACCGTGGTCAGCGTAAAAACATTATCCTCACTGCCCGCCAGATACTCCCCCTTGCGCGCCTCCGGCTCCTTGGCGGTCGCGGCTTTCGTTTTCTCCGCAGCCGGATGCTCCGGCGTGTGCGGCTTCTCTTCTTTGGGTTTGCGCTTCAGCTTTACCTTTTTCGGCTTCGGGTCTTTGGTGTGCAGCCAGCTGGCGACCACGCCGGTATAGGCACCGCGATCGGCAATGCTGAAGCTGTGCCGGTCGCCGTCCTGGCGGGTCAGGGTCAGCTGCGGGATCGGTTTGCCGCTGACGGTAACCCCGGCACCGGGCCGGATAAACAGCAGACGTCCTGCCTTGATGGCCGCCACCGCGCCATGCAGCGAGGCCAGCCGCGTCAGAAATTTGGCGTCTGTCTCCTGCGTCTGGTCGATATGGCGCACCGCAACGCCTGTGAATTCAGCCGCCACAGCAGGGGCCAGCTTGTTGCGTCCGGCTATCTCTTTCAGCACAGCGCCCAGGGTGGTGTCATGCCAGGATGTTTCACGGCGTGAGTTCAGCGTGCCGCGAAAGTCGGCGCTGCGGGCGCGAATGGTCAGCGTGTCCGGTGCGCCGTGATGCTCCACTTCATCAACGGTAAACTCACCCTTGTCCGTCAGCGGCTGCCCCTGCCAGCCGAGAAACAGTTTCACCACCGCACCGCGTACCGGCAGCGCCAGCTGGCCGTCGGCGTCGTCCAGCTCAATATCCAGCTGGTCAGCCTCAAAGCCCCGGTTATCGGTAAGCGTCAGCGACAGCAACCGGTCGCGCAGGTTCGCGGTCACGTCCTTTGCGTTTACCGTCAGCCTGAAATCAGGGGAAAGGCGTGCGCCTGCCTGTACCGGCAGGCTGCTGATAACCGTCACGATAACAGCCCTCCGGCTGAAGAAATCACGCTGCCCGCCGCTGACTTAATGCTGGCCGCGACCGATGAAAGCTGCCCCGGCAGGTTTCCCGCGCCGCTTATCAGCCCGTCAGCCTGTTTTTTCAGATCGCCGAACATCGCCGTTAAGGACTCATCAACGCGCAACAGGCTCAGGGTAAAGGTAATTTTTCGGGCGCTGCCGTCGCTGTAAAACTCGCTGTGCGTGGCGGCAACGCTTTCCGTCACGTACATGCCGTAAATTTTACCGTTACCGCCTATCAGCGGCCACGCCCGGCCCTCGTCGGCCATCGCTTTCAGCGTCAGCAGCGACACCGCACCGCCGGTGATTTCCGGGCGCAGCTCGCCGCTCAGCGTGATTTTTTCATCGCCCGGCCCGATAAACTGTGCCGAGGCACGCCGCCCGACGCGGCTGTTTGTCGGCCAGCGATAATCAGTGCTGTGTTGCAGTTCGTCATAGGGCAGCGTCTGGCGCATGAACGGCAGCATGCCGTAAATCATCATCATGGTTTAATCCTCCCATCCCATTCTGCTGCGCTGTTGCGCTTTCGCTCTGTTCTGCTCACGGGCGCTGTTCTGCGCCATCAGGGCCAGCGCATCGTCTTTAGTCATGCCTTCGTGCATGTTCAGCACATAATTGCTGTTGTAGGTATTCTGCTGCGTTGCCCCCCTTGCAGCGGGTGCCGTTACTGGCTTATACGGCGCACCTCCGGTTGCGAGGTTGTACTGCAAATCGCCGGTACTGATACCCGCGCCGCCCGTAGCCACCGCATCATGCTCCGGCACCTTGTCTTTCAGCCCGGAGGATTTCTTGTCGATAACGCCCAGTTTTTCCAGCACCCAGTCAATACCGCCTTTCAGCTGATTCAGCATATCGGACGGAAATTTCAGGGCATCGGCCAGCATGGTGCCAAACTTTTTACCCATATCCCCGGCAGACGCCAGCTCCGCCTGTGTGGATTTCACCGGCTCCAGCAACCTGCCAAACCAGCCCCACAGGGATTTCACCTTACCGGTAAACCAGTCAAACACCGGCTTCAGCGGCGCGAACGCCTCGCTTATTGGGCCCATTGCCGCCGTAAAGCCTTCAGCCACACCGGAAATAAATGCGCTTATCGGCTCCCAGTATTTACGGATTATCAGGGCACCGGCCACGATGGCGGCCACCACAGCCACGACAGGCAGCGTGATGGCACCCAGCGCAGCGGTAATCGCACCGCCTGCAATCGTGAAGCCCGCACTGAGCAGCCCGGCACCCGCTATCAGGGCATTAATACCCGCCATCACCGGCCAGACAACCAGCCCCACGCCACCCAGTACCGCCGCCAGCCCCGCGACCGCCCCGGCTGCCAGTACCAGATTGGAGGTCAGCGCAGGATTGGCCTTTATCCAGGCGTTTAATTGTGTGAGCCAGCCCGTTGCGCTCTGCGTCAGGGTGCGCAGGTGGCCATCCATTCGGGTAAAGACGTTAAACCGCAGCCCCGAAAACGCGCCCTGAAGTTTCGCTACGTCACCCGATAAATTATCGCGCAGGGTTTTACCCATGTTACCGGCTGCGCCGCTGACGTCGCCGAGCTGGTTTTTAACCCCCGCCAGCGCGCCGAGAAAGGCCGGTATCTGGTCAACCGATAAATCCTCAACCGGCGTGCCAAACAGGGTTATCGCCGCATTTGCCCGTTCCGCCGGGTCTTTGATGGCAAGCAACCCCTTCGCCGTTTTCTGCATTGCCGCCCGTGCTTTATCGCCGCCGGTGGCAATATCGCGGGACATTTTTTCGGCGTTAAGGCCAATCTGCTTATACGCGGCGACGCTGTTTTTCGACATATCCGAGCCGCGAATGCTGAATTCCTTGATGGCATCGCCAGTTTTATCAAGGGCAAATTTGCCCTGTTTCGACATATCAACCAGCAGTGACATCGCCTCCGCGCCGGTGAATCCCATGTTGCGGAAGTGGGTCGAATACTCGTGAAGAATTTCAGGCAGTTCGCCGCGCATTTCGGTGGATACGCGTTGCATACCTGAGACGATCAAATCCATTGCCTCGTCGCTGCTGCCCGCGAGGTTGTTTTTCATCATGATCGCGGCAATCTGGATGCTTTCGGCCGTATCGGTGCCAAAGGTGGTCTGCATATCCAGCGCCTTGCGGGTGATGCGGTCTAACTCAGCCTCGCCCACGTCGCCCAGCGTGCCGAGTGTGCTGCGTACCGCTGACACTGCCTCGGTGATTTCTGCAATATCCCCGCTCACCCCAGATGCATTAATGCGCTGAATGGCTGCGGTGTACTGCCTGCCTTTCTCGGCATCCTCCCCCTGACGGGCCGCAATCATCGCACCGCTTTGCTGTGACTGAATTTCGGGTGCCATTAACCGGCTACCGGCATACAGTGCAGCGGTGCCCGCTCCGAGCGAAGCGGCGCTGACATTACGCACGCCCGCCGCCGCGTTTTTACCCCGCTCGTACCGCTGGCTTATCGCGTTCAGCCGCTCCTGTTGCTGGCTCACACGGGCTAACGCTTCGCGCTGGCGATTAATGGTTGCGGTCGTTTCCGCAATGCTGTTGCGCAGCGTGCGCCCGGCAGCGGATAAATTCCGCGTATCGATACCGGACTGTTGCAGCTCGGCGCGCTGGCGCTGGACGGACTGGCGCAGGGAGTTATATTTTTCCTGCATTGCCGCCGCGCTGCGCCTGGCATTTTCAAAGGCTTTGACCTGCGCCGCCGTCGGGCTGGCGGAGCTGCGCATCTGCACACCCAGCGCGGCGGCTTCCGCTTTGGCTTTTTTCAGCGCCTCGCCGGTCACGGCCAGTTGCGCGCTGACATTACGAAAGCTTTCAATGCGGTGCGCCTGCGCGTTCAGCGCCTTCAGCTCATCCTGTGAGCCACGGATATCGCCCGCCAGCGTTTTGCTGGCGGCCTGCACCGCTTTAAAGGGACGCGTCGCCTGGTCTACCGCTTTCAGCAGCACCTGCAGTTTGAGGTTGTTACTCATCCGGGGATACTCCGCTGCGCATCAGGGCTTTGTGCCGCCAGTCCAGTAACTCGGCCAGCGGCATGTCGTACATTTCAGACGGGGGCCAGTGAAAGATGACCGCAACGTCGGCCATCAGGTCATTCACGGTCAGGCTTCGGGGCCAGTCTTGTCGGCCGACTTCGGCAACAAAAAACCGATCACTTTCCCGCCCAGCGTAATCAGGTCAACCGGATCGAGGTTTAGGCACTCTGATTTCGTCAGTGCAGGCAGGGTAATGCGCGGCAGCACGGACAGCAGGGCGTCCACGTCCGAGGCGCACAGGTCAGCCAGCCGCACGCCGCGCAGCGCGCCCGCGTTGGGCTTAAACAGTTCCACCTGGCTGATTTCGGTCTCGCCACGTTTCAGCGGGGTTTCCAGGATGATCACGTTTTCGTTCTGTTCCATTTTCGTTACTCGCAATAGTCAGGTTTATTCAGGGCCAGCGCCGGGCGCTGGCGTCAGGGTTACATCAGGCCGAGGTTTTTGCGGCGCTGCTCCAGCAGGTCGGTGCCGTCCACCTTTTCAATCATGTTGATGGTGTCGATCTCCATCAGCTCTTTGCCGTCCCACGTCAGGCGGAAATAGGTGTTTTTGGTGGTGATTTTGGTTTCGGTATCCTCGCCCTGTTTGGCCTCGCCAAAATCAAACGCCTGATGGCGGCCGCGTACCTCGATCTCCACCGCGATTTCCTCGCCGGTGTCGTCGCGCTGGTAGGAGCCGGTAAAGCGCAGCGGTACAGCCGCGCTGCTGCCCCACTGTTTCAACACCAGATCATCCACGCCGCCGATCGTCCACTCCATATCAAGCGCATCATCGTCCAGCCCGTTATCCACGAACGCGGCACCGTTCATGCCGCCGCCCCGGTAGGCGTCCAGCTTGCGTGACAGCTTCGGCAGGGTCACGGCGGTCACCACGCCCTGATAGCTGTTTGAATCGTTGAAAAGGTTCAGCTTTTAATTTGCGGGGTAATGCCATTTATCCGGCTCCTCAGCTGTTAACGGATGCGGCGAAGTTCGCCAGGTAGCTGTCGGTGATGCGCTGGCGCAGGGTCAAATCTTCCAGCGGCGGCACCGGCGTGTAGTCGTAATCAATAAAGAGCTTGCCCGCCTTCAGCGTGTCTTTATCGTTGGCCGTGTCGTCATACCAGCACGACGCGCCCAGCAGGTAACCGGCGCTGACCAGCTCGCGGAATTTGGCATTGATGCCCGCGATAATGTCGCGCACCAGTACCGGCGTCAGCGGCTTGTCGTTGGCCCACATATGCGCCTCGGCCATCGTGTCGGCAATCACCTGCGCCGTGCGGGTGTAGTTTTCAAACGCAAACAGCGGATCGTCGCTACAGGTGCGGTTGCCCCAGAAGCGGAAGCCATCTTTACGGATCAGGGTGGTAACGCATGCCTCGTTGAGCAGGTCGCGTCGGTGCCGGTCTGCTGCAAATCCCAGAAGACCGAGGCGGAAATGCCGGTCACACCGTTAACGCCAACGTTGGACAGGGTTTTGTGCCAGCCGGTTTCGGTGTCGATTTTTGCCCGCAGGCCCAGCGCTCGGGCGGTGGCGTACGCGGTTTCGGACTGATTGGCGGTGGTGTTCCAGCTGATAAAGTCCGGCCAGATAACCATTAATTCGCGCTGGCTGAAGTTCTCGCGGTATGCCATCGCCTCGGAAAGGGTTTTGCAGCCCCATGCCGACACATAGGCGAAGGCGCGCAGCTGCTGAGCAATGCTGGCAAGCGCGGTCGAGACTTCCAGCGCGTCGAGACCCGGCACGCCGAGAATGCGCGGTTTGACGCCGAGCTGCGTCTGCGCGCTCAGCAGCGCCTTCATGCCGGTGTAACGGCCATTCTCGTCGGTGGTGCCGATAATGTTCGAGGTGGTTTCCGCCGGGGTGGCACCTTCCGCCACGCGCACCACGACGGTGACGGGTTTGGCCTGGTCAGCGATCGCCTGCAGCGCGGCGGCCAGCGTGCCTTTTTTACCGGCTTTGCCAATGGCCGACAGCACGTTGGTCAGCAGCACCGGCTCATTGAGCGGGAAGGCGGCCGCATCGGCATCGTCTGCGGTACAGACCATGCCGACAATGGCCGTGGATACGGTGGAAATGGTGCGCGTGCCGTCGTTGACTTCGACGACGCGGACACCGTGATGATAATCAGACATCTGATGCACTCCGTGTTATGGGTGCGCTCAGAGTGTCAGCTCAGGCGGGCGGGTGCATGTCTTCAGGGTTTGCTGGTCTCTGGCAGGACAGAATCACGCAGGTGCTGCTGTTTTTCGGCGGGGATATAGCGATAAAGCGTCTTTACGGATACCTCCAGCACCAGGGCAATCTGATGCAGTGTGGCACCGTTCGCCAGCATCCTTTCAGCCCGGCTGACCACTTCAGGCGTCATTATCCGTCGCCTGCCCCCGATGCGGCCTTTTTCCCGTGCCGCCGCCAGTCCTGCACGGGTACGCTCAACAATCAGCTCGCGCTCCATTTCCTCCAGCGCCCCCATAACATGAAAAAAGAAGCGGCCCATTGGCGTACTGGTATCAATGCTGTCGGTCAGGCTGCGGAAGTTTATTCC